CCACTGTTAATAACTCTGATGCTAGTAATTTCTCCAGAAGTCACAACCGCTTCTGCTGCACCATATCTACCAGCAGTGATCTCGATCAGTGGATCTGCTGTATAATTTTTATTTTTGATCGTTGTGATTGCATTAACAGTATCACCTGCCAAAGAAGACAGAGCAATCGTTGAATCACCGTTCACCAGAACATAAGGAGGTTTGGTGTATCCAGAACCACGATTCGTAAGGTTGTAAGTCTGAATATCACCATAAGCAATATTATTCTCACTCTTGAAACTAAAAGCAATAGAACCATCAACAAAGATGCCAACATCTCTTGTTGGGGTTTTATATACTTCTGGTGTTGTACTAGACTGCTTTGGAATTAATTTAAGCAGTTGAGGATCAACCAAAGGTGTAGGTTGAGTAGCACCTGTCAAAATCCTTGTAGAAGGATATGAAGATGTTGAGATGTAGAAATACTGACTATCTTCGTATATTGCACCTACATCAGCAACATAATTTGACAACCCTTGACCAACACCAGGATTCAGTGGAACTGAAGGTGTTAATGAACCAGGGTTCATCTGCCAACGAATTCTGTTAGCAGTTTGATCATAGATTACAGGATTCTTGGTTTCAAATCCTGGTTTGGAGATTTGTACCTTATCTCCAACTTTAGAATATGGTTCAGCAACATCAACATTTAAATTTGTTAGTGTTCCATAGACAAGTAACTTGACATCACCTTGATCAGTAGATGCAGTGACATTAGAATAACCTACTACAAGGTCACCCACATCGTGAGTTCTTGTGACATTACCACGCTCTCTAATAATAAACTGTCTAGAACCCTTTCCTTCGTATCGGATGACTTCATTATTAATTTGAACGTATCCATTCTGTGTATTCCAACCTAATGTGGAGTCTACAGTGACTCTACTACCAGCACCTTGACTAGGCGTGAGAACCCTGTCCAGCACTGTCTTTTCAGGGATTGTAAATTCACCATTTACGGTACTTGGGTTAATGATCAGGTTGAACAACCCATAATCACCAACTTTACCAATGCCAATGACATTCTCAATACCTACAGATGCATATGAAGCATTTGGAGAGTTCTTGTCAGACTGCTGAACAATAGTTTGTCCAATCAACCAGTCGGCATCACCTTGTAGAACAATGACTTGTAGTGCAAATGAAGCATCCCAGTTGGATTCTGATACTTTTACAGTAAAGTCTTTTGGATAGTATGTTGTGGGGATATCATCAGCACTCTTCGAGACGATAGAGTTGAAGATAAACCTAATTGACTTGTCAGTTCCTTTGACTTTGTAAAAGTCAGCGATGTTCTTGATTAACTGACGTTTGTCGATATCTCCTTTGAGATATACTTCTGGCACATCAACCAGATATTCTCTCTCAAACGCCTTCACAAGAGCGTACAGGAAGAGGTGACTTAAATTATGTACTACCGAACTGGTAGCGTGAAACTTTGCGTCAGAGGACGTGTATTGGGACTTTTCGTAGAGATCCCCTAGTTGGGTGGTTCCACTGACTCCTCTGGAGACTCCCAAAAACTCTGTATCTGTTCTGGAAGCATAAAAACAAATTTCATCACCAATTTTGACATATCCATTCTTTCTGGGGAATGAAGATGCATCAGCAACCGCAATGGTGGTATCTGTAACAGAAATGCCAGCAGTTGTGGTAGTTTGTTCTGTTAGTAGATTTTTTTCGTAAAAATCGATATCACGGTATGATGTGATGTTCGATATAATATCTAAAGACTGACCAGTAGATTCTAGTTGCTCATAGTATGCTTCGATGACTGCCGCGACATTTCCATATTCAGAAACGATAAACGCAGGAAGCTGTGTCTCAATTAGCGATGAAATTTTATTACTCATCTACTTACTCTGGGTATACCGCGAACTTACTATTAGCAACATCTACATCCAAGTACATATGTCTAGATGCATCGATATCGTTATTACGAGGAACGACACGAACTGAAATTCTGTTGTCGAAGAAAGTACCTTCTATAATAGTCACGTCATACAACTTGATTTCACCCTCGTCGTAATCAACATCGCCAATATAGTCCTTCAATACTATCTTTTCGCCAGTTCCAGGATCTAGTCTATATAGGATCATTTTGCCGAAGCGATCTTCCATATAGACATCAGTAACAGGATATTCACTGACTCTAAATGCTGTACTCTGAATTACAGGACCATCTTCAGGGCAATTGCTCTTAAATGCGTTCTGGAAGCAAAGTTCATAGAAAGAAGTGCTGTTGATAAGAGGATAGAAATCCTTTCTCATCATTACGGTTGTAGTGTTAGATGTGATCGATCTATCAGAAGAATCGATGACTCCAATGTACTTACTATATCTAAACTTACCGTTGAATTTCTCGGTGCTTGATGCTTTGGTGTACTGTTCAACACCAGAATAGACTTTAGTTCTGATGTCTTCTGGATATTGATTAGTAATCCTTGTATTGAACTGAACTCTACTGTCTAACTCCAAATATAGAATAGATGGGTCCTTGATTTCAGGAGTTACCGAAGCAACAGCATAATCTTTCAAACCAGCGATAATTTGTTGCTTGGTGGTTGTGGATAAGTTCGCACCACTCTCTGGTTTGATGACAATCTTGACTTTACCAAATTCAGGGTATCTCTCCTCTTCACCACCGTATGTAATGATGTCAGAGATCGCTGGGTAGATCTTTCTTACAATAGCAGCGTAATCACTCGCAGTTACCGCTCTATTCTGTGTAGCATATAATTTCGGTGCATTGAACTTAATCTTGTCAATGCTCTCGATGTCAGCACCGCCGTTTGCATTATCAACAACTGTGATGTTTCTTACTTCAGTTCCAAACGCAGTTCCGTTGACATCCTCTAAAACACCAGCAAATACAAATAATGACGCACCATTTGCTTCAGCGCCATTAGAAATAAGATATGATGCCTCAACATAGTTGTTGTGCTCTAGTTTTTGACCAATAACACCGTCACCAAAGAACAACTCATATCTCTCGTCAGCAGATTCATCTACGTAGAAAATGCCGTCAGTGTCTTTGATGTCAATGATATTATCAATCATAGTGAAGTAAGCGAACTCACTAGACTGTTCTGTAGGATATACTTTGACTCTAATGGTGCTAGTATCCGCTTTTCCGTTAGACAGTACGTACTTCTGTGATTTAACGAAGTTACTTGTGGTAAAGTTGTCCTCAACAACAGAACCTTCGTACAACTCTACGTTAGTGAAAAACGCTTGACCATTAACAACACCCGCCTTGTAGTCATCTAATACTACAAAGCGGTATAGTTTATCATTATAAGTGGTGACAAATCCCGTACCCTTCTTCAATACAATGATTGCAGGTGCGGATCCTGGAAAATTTACTTGGAAATTAACCATTGCCTTTGCAGCAACTACGGACTTTGGTTTATATCCTAGTTGCTTTGCCAGAGAAATTACGTTGTCACGAAGAGTGGCAGACTCCAAGAACAACTCGTTTACCACCATGTTCGTGTTGAACGCGGTGTAATACGTGTTATACGCTAATACATCGAGAAATGTGCTCCAGACAGAACCCTCGAAATCATAATCAGTAAAATCAGACTGTGCTCTCAAGTATTCTTTGAGAGTGGTCTTAATATTTTCAAAGTCTAAATTATTTACTTGAATATGCTTCATCGGGTTCTCTGGAGGAGGAAGTTGATTGATTGATCGGGAGTGTCCTGACGACCAATAATAGTAAACTCTAGGTTTGCTTCAAATGCATTATTGTCAAAGTCTGGTAAGACCTCAACTTCTTGCAACCTTATTCTAGGTTCGTATTTTGATAAAGTACGTTTGATCTCATCAGCAATGAGACCTGCAATAGCAAAATCAAGTTGTTCAAACAACAAGTCGCGAATACCCGAACCGATTTCACTATCAAACAATCGTTCTCCAGGTGATGTCAATAACAAATTAGTAATTGACTGCTTAATAGACGCCTCATCTTTAGTCACCTGCAAATCCCCTGTAATAGGATGTGGATTGAAGGTGACCTTTAAATCTTTAAAAGACTGTTGATTAGGCACAATAACACAATTTATTGTTTATTTATGGTCCTTTTTCTGATCTTCTTTCTCTTTCTTCTTTAGATACCTATCAGAGTCAATCTGGGTGATCAGGGTCATTCCAGACTTGATAAAATCTTTGCTCTTGTCGGTTGGTGAATTACCCATTTTGTTTCTCCTTTGGTGTTTGCCAGAAATAGTCGTCGGTGTCTCCAAGGCGTCCCCAGTCAATTCCTGCCTCTACTTGGTATTCTATGGTGGATACCTTAAAGTCAGGGAATTGAGGGTCCTGGGGCGTTATAGAGAGGTCATACAGTCGCATTCTGTTATTAGGATATAGTGCATACTGACCGTTAGTTAAAGCGATACAATTATGCGACTTGTGCTCTTGTGGCACCTCACTTACATTATTATCTATAACATCGATGTTTGCATGATAGTTATCAAGTGTAAACAAGTATTGACCTTTCATCAATCCATGGTCTCTTGTAAAGACTTCACAGTCCATAGATGCCACAAATCCTTTGCTCATACATGCAACACCATAATCCATACAATTCCAAAATTGTAGATTCTCCAGACTCATATCAACATCTGGTGTCTTGGGTGATCTTACGAATGCACTGATCGGAAGTTTATCATACATTGCCCCATAGGTAGGCAAGTACGTCTCAAAGTAAAAAGCACGTCCAGGTATGCTTTTAGCACATACCCAGACGCCCTCTACAAACTCCCCATGTCCATCCTGGTGGTCTCGTAAGTATTCTTTACGAACCCATACCTTTTCGGCAGGAAGATTGCAAATTAAATTCACTTACCCTGACCACGATAACGCTTCTTTGCCTTGTTACGAGATGTTGCTGCATACTTGGTATGCTGTCCACAACCCTGTCGTGATTTCTTGGGTGTTGCCTCAATAAACTGTTGACCAAGAAGAGACTTTTTAACCTTTGCCATTAATCAATGATGAACTGATCTAATTATACCACAAATTCATCAACCTGCCAACACCGTATGACTTCCTTGTGTCATCACTGCTCCAAATGATAATACATCACCAATACGCATGATTGCTTTCTTGTTACAGAAAATCGTTAACGATCCCTTTACACACTTATCAGTATGAGGTGGGTTGTTACCACATACATGCACTGATGTCACATCACCGACACGCAATGCTGCTTTCTTATTCACAAAGACGTTCAGAGACCCTGTAATCACAGGAACAGGTGGCCAACACTGATGACCACTCTCTAGATCTTTGATTCGACTCACACCACTTCCTGCCATTAGGGATTGCCTCCAGTTGTTCCTACATTACCTTCAGTGGCAGTACGTTGCCTCTTCAGTCTATTTAACGTCCTACTCTTATGATGACGCCAATTATTGTCTACATCCACATATGCTGGGAATGTCCAAGTATATGGTGGACATGTACTCGTAACAGTAATGAGATAATGATAACGTAGTGTTTGTATCAGAGAGGGTCGGTAGGACCACATATAGTTACTATTCTGTTGAGCAAGGTCATGACCTATAGGTCCATATAACTC